CGAACGCCGCGCTGCTCTGCGCTAGTAACGTCTTGGTTGTACAACTCAACTTTTGTACGAATACTGTCGGCAAAAGCATCAAGCACTCTAGGCAGAGCCGTCGGGTCTGTTCCGATGCTACCCAAGGCTTGTTGCAGCGCGTTTTGCTGCTGTTGCGACGGCTGAGAATCCAACTTTTTAAGGTTATCCAAAATACCGAAAAACAACCTTGACCGCAGTTCTTGAGCGTCCGTAACGCCGGTGGTGTTAATCGAGGTTCCAAGTCGGTTGTTAAGGAAACTTGCGGCGGCCAGAAGCGGCTCACCCCCGGTACCCATAAACCCTTGCGCGCCCGGCACAAGAGCCTTAGCTTTTTCAATGTTGTCAAGCGTTGGCTGCGCGTTTCTTAGTGCCTCAAACGTAGTTCTTGCGCCTTTCATGTATTCGGCTTGCGCGGTTTCGCTGGCGGGCACAAACGCATTCACCCTGACATCAACAGGCGCCGTGACGGTGCTAGTCGATCTGTTTACCGCGCCGGTGTAGGGCACTTGAACTTGCTTACCAGATGCGTCCACACCAATCGTAAACTGTTGGCGGGTGTCTTTGTCAAAATAGACGGGGGTGTCGGTATTCTTGACAACACCGATTACGTCAATTCTTGGCGCAGTCGGTGCTGCCGGCACTGTGGCGATTACTCTGCCGCTAGAGTCGTACACAACTGAGCCGGGCGAAGCAGTGATGCGTTTAGCCATCAAAGCAATGTCCGCGTCCAAAGACTTAGCGGCTTGTAGCGCGCGAGGAGTTCCAAGCGCGATAAGCTGATCTCGTTTAGCGCGAAGTGCGGCAGTAGGGTCTACGGCCGCGCCGGCCGCCGCAGCGCCAGCCGCTGCTATACGGTTGACGTTTTCTGGCGGCGTAGCGCCCTGCTGAGCGGCCAGCACGTTGGCAGTGCCTGCGGGCGCGGCAGCGGGTGCGGCGGCAGGAGCCATCCTAATGCCAAGAGCCTCCATGTCACGGCGAAACTGACCGGCCATGTCACTTTGAGCTGGCGGCTGGATGTTGAACTCAGGAGCGTCTACGTTAACGCCTTGCGCTCTTGCAGCGTCGCGGAATTGATTGCGAGACGTAGCGTACTCTTCGCGGCTAATGCCTCTACCTTGTTGTTGGTCAGCAAGCCGAGTAAACATTCCGGCTGGCAGGTAGCCATTGGCTTCAAAGAATTTAGCCGCGTTCTCGCCGTATTCCTCGAAAATTTCTTTCGCCATGCCAGACCTCGGTACGGCGGGCGCCGGAGCCGGAGCAGCCGGGGCAACGGCAGCGGCGGGTGCCGGAGCCGGAGCAGCAGGAGCGCCGCCGCCCAAAATGGCGCCGGGTGCAGACGCAGGCGCAGCAGGAGCGCCGCCGCCCATAATTCTTTGAAAAGCGTCTAGCTCATCTAAATCTTTTTCTAGCGTCAAACCAAATTGCATAAATTCTGGGACGCCTGACTGCATGTACGCTCTTGCGATTTGGCGGCGGTCAGTCGGGCCGCCGTTCTTTGCCGCTACAGCTTGAATTTGGCTTATGGCTCGGTCTTTTCGGCGCAAGGATTCAAGCTGCATGTCCGCGACTTCAGCCTGGCGCTGCCCGCCGACGATCTGCTGAAGCTGCGCGTACTCGGCCAGCGCGTTACGCGGCTGGTACTCCGTCGTAGGACGGTACGACATCGCGATCTGAGGGTTGACAAGTGCCATGATTAGTAACCTATGTTGGCAAAGTTAGCGGGGTTGTAGCGGCCGCTGGCAAGAGCTTGTTGCAACAGTTGGTTTTGCGCTTGGTTCTGGCTGTAATTCAAGTATTGGTTCAGGCCGCCGGTGATAGCGTTGGCCGTGCCCATGTAGCCCGAGGCGCGGGCTTGGCCGCCGGCACCGATGGCCTCGGCCATGTTTGACCCGAACTGCCCGGCTTGCCCGGCAAGCTGCTGCGACGAAGTTTGGCCCACGTTGGCAAGCGATTGCAGTGGGTTCAGCCGCGCTTGACGCTCCGTCTGGTAACGGTTGAAGGCGTTCATGTATTCTTGCGATCCCATTTCTTGGCCGTAGCGCGTCAGCGCCTTGCCCGTGCCGCCAGACAACAAGTTGCCCCGCGCCGCAGCCGACCGCTCCAGCGCCTTCTGGCCCTCGGACAAACGAAAGCCGTAGCCCGGATCGGCTTGGAACTGCTCCATCCCAAACGGCGTGTACTCGGTTGCGAGCGGGATGAGCTTGTTGAGCGCGAGTTCTCCAGCCTCCCGGTATGGCTTGCTAAGTTCAACCTGCCGCTCAAATATTTCCCGCTGTACATCGCCAGCCTCGCTTGAGGCTTGTGCTTGCGCGCTGGCGGCTTTGCTTGCTGCTCTGCCGCCTATAAGAGAACTGCCGACCATCGCGGCAGCCATCCATCCGATTGGCATATCAGTTCCTTTCGATCAGTACCTGATCAACTTTATCCGCGTCTGTTTCATTAGTGGCGTGTACGCAGTACCACTCGCTGTCTTCTAACGCTTGAATGACGTGGTGTACGCCCGATTTTATTTCAACGCACGCTGGAGCAACGTATTCTTTTTGCTGGCCGTCAGTCTTAATTAGCACGCGGCCTTTAGCCAAAATGCTGAGATGGCTATATTTATGCGCGTGCTGCCCAACCTCAAACCCTTGGGGAATCACCATCCGTTTAGCATACACGCCATCAGAAAAGTGATGCTCCACTTGGGGGTCTACCTCAAAGTGGCCTTCGCGCTCACGCATAAGATCAGCGTATGACATCAAGTTACCTCTCGCCCACTGACGCGCATGTTGATGGCGCTGGCAGCACTGGCAATCGTTGAGATGAACGAGGCTGTTGGCATGATCTGCCCCACCAATTCAGGAAACGTGTAGACCTCGGCCGCCGCTAGACTTTTGGTCTTGGTGATCAAGTTGTTGTTACCTGGGACGTCCGAACCTGTGACCAAGTTTACACTGATTGTGGCCGGGCTACCACTGACATTTGTCGCGGTGAACTTGTCGATGATCGTGGCCGTGGCGTTGGTCGGCACGATGTACTGAGTAGTCTGGGTGTCCTCCACCAGCTTCGCAGGCACTAGGTTTCGCGCTGTGACGGTCATGTTAATTCCTTAAACAACAGCCCACGACGAGCCTGACGGCACCGTAACCGTGACGCCAGAGGCCACCGAAATCGGGCCAGAGGACATCCCGTTGTTGCCGGCAGTGATCGAATAGTTGGCCGAAATCGTCGCGTTATTTTCCCACAGCCCCAGCGCCGTGATGTTGCTGCTGCCCCCAGACGCCGCAGCCCACTTGAGGCCCGTAGCCGTGGTCGAGTCGGCCGTCAGCACTTGGTTGTTCGTGCCCACGGCCAGCCGCACGTTGTCCGTGCCGTCGAACCCGATCAGGTCGCCCTTGGTGGTCAAGGGCGACAGGGCGTCAAACGCCGCCGTTTGAGTGGTCTGGCCCGTGCCGCCGTTGGCGATCGCCACCGTGCCAGTCACGTTGGCCGCAGTGCCCGTGGTGTTCTGATTGAGGGTTGGAAAATCGCCTGCGACAGCAATCGTCAGCGCGCCAGTCCCTGTGGTGGACTTCAGGATGCCAGTTGCCAGCGAACTGGTGCCAGCCGAGTAGTCGGTGCCCGCCGTGGCCGCAGAGATCGCCGTGCCGTCGCCCTTGAGCACCCCAGTCACGCTGGTCGTGAGCGTCAGGGACGGCGTTGTGCCGCCGCTAGAAGTGCCCGCAAACCCGTTGGCCGTCGCCACAGCCACCGAGGTCAGGTAGGCTCCTGCCGGCTGCTTGCTGTTGAACGTGCTCCAGTCGGTGCTGGACAGGTAGCCGTCGGCGCTGGACGTAGCGACCGGGATACTGAGCGTAGGGGTTAACCCTCCCGTAGACGCCAGCGGGGCTGAGGCGCCAACTGAACTGACGTAGCTCAGGGCCGGCACGTCGGCAGCAACTATTGTGCGGAAAGAAGGCACGCCCGCAGAGCCGTTGGGCGCGGCAAGGAACGTGTTGGCGCTTTGGGACGCAAAGTCCGACGGCGTGACGGCCAGCGTGCCGCCCAGCGTCAGGCTGCCCGAGGTGGTCACTGTGCCGGTCAGGGTCAGTCCGCTGACCGTGCCCGTGCCACTGACCGACGTCACCGTGCCCGAACCAGTGCCCGCGCCGATGGCCGTGCGGAACGTAGGCGCATCCATCGTGGTGATGCTGTTGTCCGCGTTGATCTGGACAAACGTGATGGCGCTGGGGTTGGCTAAAGTGAAGAAGTTAGCGCCCACCGTCGTGGCGCCGAGCGACGTGCGGCCCGTGGCGGCCACAAGGTTCGTGGCCCCGCCGTCCCACTGCAACCGCTCCGAATAGGCTGTATCCCAATTCGTTTGGCTTGCAGTGGTGGGGATGGAGTAGCCGGCTGTGTAGGTGACCGCCAGCGTGCCGGCCGTGGTGACCGGGTTGCCGGAGACGGACAGCCCCGTAGGCACCGTCATGTTGACCGAGGTCACCGTGCCCGAGCCGCCACCCCCACCGCCGGAGTCTGGTATCGGCGGAGGGCCGACTTGCAGATCGTCTAGCGACGTCTGGTTGCCGCCGTTGCCGGCAAGGTTGAACAGGTTGAGAAAGAACCGATACCACTCACGCGACACCATCCCCGTGCGCGGATCAATGATCTCGACACGGTTAGAGGGTATGTTGGTGATATTTTGCTGTTCAGGCATTGGTCGGCGACACGATCAGTTCGGCGTCCATGATAGCGAGCTTGACAGGGTCTGTGCCCGAAATCTCGTACACACGGTCACGCAGCTTGAGCGTCATGCCCAGCCGCCGCCAAATGACGCGGCGGTAGTACTCGCCGATCTTGCCCATCGGCACCCAATACTCGTTAGACCAAGTGTGCCCGCCGTCGTCCGACCAGCGCAGCATCATCTGCGGGTCGCTGCCTTGGCCGGTGTTGGTGCCGACGCCCGCCTCGCAATCGACTTGCAGGCTGTGGTGCGCGGTCCTCTTGAGGGTGTTGGTGCCGGGCGGCAGCGCCCGCCACGAGCGCAGCCACTTCTGGATGTCGCCGTTGTCGGCATACTCGTTTAGGTCGAAGGCGTAGATGTTGCCGTTTTCGAAGTCGCCGACAACGATCTGATCGTCGTAGACCGCCTGGCAGTTAGACCGATGGCGCACAAAGTCGCCATTGTCCCAGCCGGCCCGTTCGTGCCAGGCTTGGGTTGCTACGTCATAGACCCAAGTGGTCTGGGCACTCGGGAAGATCAGCACGTAAAAGGCGTGACCGTCTTGCTGGTAGGTGTAGCCGATGGCGTCCGACAAGTTGCCGTACTGCTGGATTTGCCACTCAATCGCATGGGTCGAGATGCGCGTGCCGGTGTAACCGTTGGCGCGGTAGACGATGCCTCGGCCACGAGCGTCAGACCCCAGCCAGAACAGGCCGTTGTCGAGCTTGGCAACCGAGTACGGGGCAGCGCAACCGATCTCGTTGAACGCGCCTTGGATGCGCTGCAACGGGAAGTCAGGCAGGCCCGCGTCGTACCAGACCTCGATCGAGTTGGTGCCGAACAGCCACGCCTCGCGGTGATCGACAATCAGCGACACCAAGCCGTCCGGGTCACCCTCGGCGCTGGCGAAGTCAAGCGGATCGACAGACAGGCCGTCAAGCAAGGACGTCACCCACACCCGCGCGCTGTTGGGTTCGTTGAACACGAAATAGCCGTCAAGGTAGCCCACCTTGACCGCGCCGGGGAAATCCGGGTCAGTGATCTTGGCGAACACCTCGGTGGTTGCGTTGTAGATGAAGCCGTCGGGGTTGCAGGCGATGAAAATCTGCGTGCCGTTATCCGATATGGACACCGGGCCGGTTCCGGTCACCGTGCCCAAGGGCTTGATCTTCCAGCGGGTTGTGTCGCCGATCACGTTGAGCCGGTAGAACGTGTCGCCTGAGACGGCGTACAGGTACTCCTTGAGCACCCACAGCCCACGGATTGGGCCGCTGCCGGCCGCAACCAGCCGGCGCAGGCCAGGGCAGCGCGACAGAAACGCCGCGCTCTTGCCGCCCTCGGGCACGATCTCGGGGTACATGTTGACCATGCGGTTGTCCGCAGCATTGACGCTGCGGGCGACGTAGCTGGAGCCTAAGATCGGCGTTTTCATCAATAGTTGCCGGCGTAGATGTTGAACCGCTGCCGCGTCGCAATCAGCGAGTACGGCATCGACATCACATCGTCAGGGTTGTTGATGCGCTTGAGGTTGCGCTTGCTGGTCATGGCAATGCGCTGCACTTGAGGCGACGGCTCGACGCCAAACTCTGGCGCAAGCTCGCAGGCCAAGTTGTACGTGAAGGCCCGCAGGTAGCCTGGCGGGAAAAGAATCTCAGTGACCAACTCAGCCGGCTGCGTTAGCTCTTGCACGCTGATGAAGTGCCACTCCAGCAGCCGTGTCGGGCGCGGGTAAATGTAGATGTCGAAGTTCGGGTAGGTGTTGTTGACGAACATCACCTGCGGGAAGGTCGAGGTCACGGTCTTGACCGCGATGCCGTCGTACTGCTGCTGATTAATCAGCTTGATGCCGTAGGACACGCCCGTGCCGGGGTCTTTGAAGTAGGTGGCGTCGTCCACCAAGACCGGGCGCACGGCGGTGCCATTGAGGCGCACCAAGGAGCCGCTAGGGCCAAGGGTTTCGTTGATCGAGCCGACCGGCCAGTTGACGATCTGGTCGATGGTGGCAAAGACAGACAACCGCTCGGTGTTCCACGAGTCGATCATCTGGTTGAGCGCCATCAAGGCGTCTTGAGACACAGCGGCCGTCGGCGTTTCGCTCTCGGCCAGCACACCTAGCAGCCGCAACGCCCGGTTAATCTGTTCGCCTGCGGTGTAGGTCGCCATGCTATTCCTCTTGGATTAAAACGTCCTTATTGCGTCGGCTGCGCCGCGCCACAGGCTCGGGGCTGACTTCTTCAGTCTCTGGCTCGGGATTGTACCGTGACCAGCCGTTTTGGACATCCAAATCAGCCTCTATGTCCAACGTAGCGACTTTGGCGCCGTGGACAGGATGGGTTAGGTAGATTGCTGCCATGTGTAGAAACGGAGCCGAGATTGTCGGCCCCGTTCGGTTTTACAGTACGTGAATCACCGCAAAGTTGATCACCACGGCCTCAGACAGCGAACCGCCCGAAAGGTTGCGTAGGGTGATCGTGCAGCTTCCAGTAGCCTTGCCAGAAATCCAGCAGTTGTAGGCGCCAGCAGTAGCACCGGAAGACACGCTCAACACCACAACGTCTTTGGCCGAAATAGTGCTGTTGGTCAGCGTGAACGAGACGTTCGTGGCGTTAGCCAGAGCGGCGTCGTTCATAGTGATTTGACCGGCAGACTTGTTCAAGGTCACGCCCGTCGATTTGCTCGTTGCTTGAGTTACCGTACCGCTTGCTTCTGCGGTGTAACCGATTTCGACTGTAGCGTAAACAGTAGTGCCGGCTATGGTTGCTGGCGTTGTTGCACCGATTGTGCTGTTATCAATTACCGCACCACTTACAGTAGTGCCAGAGGTCAATTCGGGGTCGCTAAACGCGACACCTACAGGCTTGGTATTTGGCATGATATGTCCTTTAAAAACAGGGGGCCGAAGCCCCCTGGCTATCACGAGATGCGGTAGCAGGTCCAAGTGCCGTCGCCGGTCTTACGGGCACGGAAGTGACCCGAAGAGGCAGCAGCCACTGCGCCAGCGCCGACCAAGGTCCAGCCGGTGCCAACCGCAACAGTAATTGCATCCGAACCGGAAGCATCAATGTTGATGACGAAGAAGTCAAACGCAGCGTTCACTTTGGCCGCACTAGAAACGTCAGCCTCTAGGTCTGCCACGGTGGGCAGAGTCAGGTTACCGGCGGTGCCGTTGAAGGTGAACAGGCCGTTTGCCAGTTGAGCAGCCGTAGCGGTAGCTGCGGCGGTCAGTGCAGTCGGAGCACCCTGAACAAACAGTTGAGCTTCGCCGACGTTGCCGTCGCCAATCTGGTAGCCACCAGCGCCATTAGGAAGAGCCATGATAAAGTCCTTTCAAAAAAGTTACGAGAACGGGGCCGAAGCCCCATTCGATCAGCCCCAGAGGCGAACGCCCATCTGAGGACGAATCACGCTGTAGCCGTACAGCACGTCAATACGGCAAGGCATACGGTCGTTGTTGATGTCGTACTGACGAACAACGCGCAGGCTGATGCCATTGTGAACGGCGCGAGCGGCCATGTCCACACCTTGCGGCAGGAGCAGGTCGGCGGTAGCAAAGGTGATTGCGTCCTTGTGGTAGACCAAGTTCTGAGCGTACTGGCTGGAAGCCGCGCCCACAAACACCACAGCCTTGCTGTTCTGCGGCAGAACGTCCACAGTAGCCAGCGCGTGGTTGGCCGAGTACATCGGAGCCACGGTGATGTTGCCAGCGCCAGAGCCGTTCAGGGTCACGTCAGCAGCAGCGACGAACTGGAACAGCGAACCAGTGGATTCACGGGTCTGCGGGTTCACAGCGAAGCAGTCAGCAACAGTAAACACGTCGCCGATCTTGACGGTAGCGCTAGCACCGGCGCCGGTGATGGCGATGGTGGTTGCGCCTTCGGCAGTCACAGCAGCCGACAGGGTGCCGCCGGTAGCGGTGCGCGAGCCGGTGGTGAACTGCTTGATCGACTGAGACATGTTGACTTCGTCGAAGCCCAGCACGCCCATACCCATCATGCCGTTCTTGAACTGCTTGCTGATGGTGTCGGTTGGGTTGAACAGACCTTTCATGCCCTCAACCAGGCCAGCATTGGCAGCCGGGTTAACGGTTGCGTAGCGCGGGCTCATCACAGCAGCGTTCTCGTTGAGCTTCTGCTGGGCTTGCAGCAGAACCAGCGAGGTGCTGGGGGTAGAGCCAGGAGTGCCAACGGTGTTACCGATGTACTTGTAGCTGTTTGCCACGTCGGCGTCGATGGACGAGGCCAACTGGCTGATACGAGGCTTCAAGACACGCTCTGCGAAGTCGTCCAACTGCATGGTCAGTTCGGCAGAGGTGAAGTTCACGCCGATGTGCTTCTGCGAAGAAACAGTCAGGGTGGTGAACTGCTCGTTGTCGTCCTGAACTTGCAGGGCCGCGCCGTCGGTGACCAGAGCGCGGTCAGGCAGACGGATACGCAGGGTCGAACCAATCTTGGCACCTTCAACAGCAAAGCTGTCGTCGTACTGACGGTTCACGTTACGGGTGAGCACGAGGTTGTTCTCCAGAATTTCCAGAGCCTTCCGCGTGATCATGTCAATGGTAAGAATGCTATTCGCCATGATGCGAGTCCTTTCAAAGTTTTAGCGGTTCATTTGCGCTTGCAGCTTTTTCATCTGCCGGGCACGTTCAGCTTCAATCCAGTCCGACGTACTCATGGCCTTCACAGAGCGAGGGTCAGTTGTATCGTAGGACGAGCTTCCACTGGTTCGTGCGGTAACAGGCGAAATCGGTGCGGGCGCAGACGTTGTTGGTTTTACGATCGGATTGGTGCCAAGTTTGGCCTCAATCTTTCCAATCTCACGAGCCTGCAAAAGAGGTGACAGACGGGAAATGCGATCAGCTTCCTTCGGGTTGGTTCCCAGCCAGTAGGCTAGGTCCGGCCCCATGTCGGACGCCTTGATTGTCTCGGCCATCACGTCGGTGACGCGAAGCTGCGGGTTGTAGGCGACTTGTTCAAAATCGTCGTACTTGGCCCTAGCTTCTTCCTCACGCTCGTGATAGGCGTCGTTAATCTCAGCCTGCTGCTTCTGGAACTCACGCTGCGCGAGCAGTTCTTCGGCTTTTCTGACCGCCAACGCTTCCGCGTAGGCATCAGGAGACTCGAAATGCTCGATAGGCGGGACTTCTTTCGGCGCTTGCGGTTGTGCAAGTTTTGCCTGCTGCTCACGTTCCCATTTGCGCTGCTCTCGGGCAAGGCGCTTGCTGATCATCGCATCGATCTCAGCCTGGGTGAATTTCTTCTCCTCGGGCGTCTGCTCGGGTTGATTCTCAGCTACTTCCGGCGCGTTTTGTGCACTTTCCGGGGCGGCCGTCGCCTCGGGTGCTAGCGCGGATTCAACTTCCGCTAAGGCTTGCTGGACTTCTTCAGTCATTTCATGTTCCGTAGGAACCCTGGTCTACTGGGCCAGTACAGTTTGGAGATTACTCGTAGACGACAGTGTATTCGATGGTGTTTGCAATGTCGATGTACAGACCCTTGCTAAACCAAATACCTGGCGGGAAGCTGATGTACTGCGTGCCGGCGGCGACAGTCACAGTGTTTGCAATCTTAGGATCGCTGGTGCTGGCCGTGGCGCTGTCGTACAGCGCAAACGTCCCGCTAGAGGTGCTGGAAATAAACACGCCGAAGAGCTTACCGCCGCCAATTTTGATCTGGGCGTCGGCGTTGCCTTGTCTGTAAAGTGCCATGATGCGTCCTTATGCGAGGAATTTGAGTTTGTACAGCGTTCGCAGATATATCTCGACGATATTATCAATCAACTGTTGCAACGATGAGTCTTCTTTTTTCGCCACCTTGTAGCGCATTTCCTCAACCTCGGCCAGCGATGCTTCAAGGAACTCGATGATGTTGGATGTCTTCTTGGCCGAGTGCAAAGTGATTGGCCCGATAAGACCGTGACGGCCTTGGTACGCCTCGGCAAAGTCGTCAGCCGCGCCGATGATGCGGTCATAGAAAATGTTAAGCGCCACATGCTTAGAGTAGCTGCGCGTGTTCAGATGCACTGAATGGGCCACGTCGCGGGCCAAGAACAAGACGCCCATAAAGTTGGCGGCGGTGCTCATTGCATAGCTCCTGGTTGCATCTCTGGCTGCATCATCTCTGACGGCGGCATCTCGGGCTGCATATCAGGCATCTGCGCGTTCAGGTTATTACTCTCCATCGCAGCGGCTACAACGCCCATAGCGATGTCTTGAATCTGCTGCTCGGTCATGCCGGCCTGCACGGCGCTGATGCGCTGCGTCTCGGCCTGGTACGCCTTGATCTCAGCCTCGAACTCCTTGATCGACAGATCACGCGCTTCCATTGACTTCTGCACGTTCTGCAACATGCCGGCCATCTGCTGCATCTCTTGGTTCATGGCCTCCATCTGTTGCTTGGCCGCTGCCAGTGCCGGGTTGTCCTCGTCGTCGCCGATGATGGCCGGATCGATTACCTTGGCAAAGCGTTGCGACATTTCCTGAGCGCCCGGCCAGTCCATGTTCTTGACGAACAGGTCGCCAGCCACACGCCAGAGGTCTGGGTTGCCTTGCAGTAGCTGGGCCATTGCTTCAAGCGACTCTTGGCGCTTGGTGGCAAAGCCGGGGCCAGTGATAACCATGACGTCGTACTTGCCGACGCCGGGGTTGTAGATTTTCTCGACCACGATGCCTTGCTCGTTGACGATCTTTTTGACCGGCTCGGGCTGCATCGGGTTGATCTTGACCATCTTAGACTGGCCGTCCTCGCCGACGATGCGGGCGATGCGCTGCGTGTCGTAGATTTTCGGGATCAGGTCGATCAGTTGCCGGCCGATGTAGCGAATGAACCGCGCGTAGTTGTCCACGTAGTGGTACGTGCCGGTGTCCGAC